GAGCGGCAGGCACTGCGGTGGACGCGCTGCCGCTCCACAACAGGGCGACGGAATTCCCATCATTGGACACCACACCCGCGGTCGGCCAGTTGTACGGCGACGCACGGCCCTGGTTGACCAGCGTGTTCGCCAGGGCATCGGACACCGTCCATGGATTGCCCGCTTCGGTCATCAGGCCCACGCCGACCCCGCCTTGCGCCGACTGGCCAGAGTTCATCAGGATCTGCAGAGTCACGGCTGTTGCCCTTCCGTCATGTCGTTGCCCTGGCTGCTGTCGCCGCCTTCGTTCGCGCTGCCAGGCGCTGCGCCCGCCACCGATGCAGCGCCCTGCTCTGCGCCCTTGTCGTTGACCTGCTGCGGGTTGGTGTCCAGCACCAAGCCGAACTTCGTGGCCAGCTTGTGCTCGACTTCCAGCTGGCGGTACACGTCTTCAACGTCACCACCCTTGGCGCTGATCACGTCGTCGTTCGACATGAAGCCAGCGCGCACCGCCGCCTTGGCTGCCGCCACTTCCTTTGCCGGATCGACCCAGTCCCAGCCACGCGGCTTCCACTTGATCGAGTGGTACAGGTCGGGCAGCGTTTCGTAGGCCGGCAGGTTTAGGCCGCCACCCATGACGGCCGTGTATAGCCAAGCCTCGAAGACCTCTTGATGCAGCGCCGAGATCAGCCACTGTTGCAGCACGCGCCAGCTGTCGCGGTCGTCGAGCAGGCCCATACGAGCCCCGCTGTAGTTCGACTGGCTGTAGTCGCGGCTGAGGCTTTCGTAGCTGATGCCCACGCCGGCGGCGAAGCTGCGCAGCATGAATCGCATGAAGGGCTCGATGGCCGGGTTGGCGCTGCTGGGATCGAAACCCTGGAAGGTCTCGCCCGGGGCCAGCTTCATGATGACGCCGGGCGACAGGTCCATCACCTGTTCGCCGTCCACCAGGCCGTCGCCGTCTTCAGCGTCTTCGCCTGGCACATCGACTTCCGGGCTCTGCCTGAAGCCCATGATGCTGGCGCTGGCCCGGGCGCGCACGATCTCGGCCTCTTCGTAGCCGCCCATGTGGCGCAGCTTGATCATCGCGGCGTGGAACCAGGGCACACCCCGGGTCTGCCACGGCCGTTCGAAGACCGCCAGGTGAATGATCTCGTCGGCCGGCACCCGCACGTAGTCATTGCTTTGCGGCACGCCGCTGAGCATGTTGTCGCCTGGGTGGCGCGGGTACAGCCAGTACGCAACGGCACGCTGCCATTCGTCGATCTCGACACCCATGCGCACCTGGTTGCCGTTCGGCGCGCGGCCTGACCAGTTCTCCACCAGCTGGTCGGCTTCGATGATCTCCAGCGCGAACGGCACCGGGCTGCCGTCGAAGGCCTTGCGCACCTTGCGCAGCAGGATCTCACCAGACTCAGCCACGCCACGGATGCACAGGCGCTGAATGTCGGCCCATGTCAGGCGGCCGGCCGCGTGACACCAGCGCGCCTTACTGCCCCACAGCTGCCACAGGGCCTCGATCTGGCTGTTGACCTTGTCGTCGAGGTCGCCGCCGCGGCGCTTCTTGACTTGGCCTTGCATGGCAATGCCCTGGCCGACCACGTTGTTCACAATCAGGCGCAGGGCCTGCTTCGCGTATTCGTTGTCGCGCACCAGCTGGCGGGTGCGGTTGCGCAGCGTGCGCAGGCTGGTGTACAGCTCGCTATCGGCGCTGGTGCTGATGCTGACCCAGTCAGCGGTGGTGCGGCCGTAGGCTGCCGCCGCATAGCCACGCTGCAGGCCTGCGGACACCCGGCGCAGCTGCGACGGGCCCTTCCACTTCGACAGCACGGTGCTGCCCGGCAGTGCTGCCCGTGCGAGCACGGCGTTCCAGTCCGCGGCCCGCTGACGCGGCATGGTGATGAGCGCTGTCATTGGAAGCGGACTCCGAGTCGGCTGGGGTTACCCAGGCCGTTGGCAATGGCTTGTGCGCGGCGTTCACGCGCCACCTTTGTGCGGTAGCGCGTTTGCAGTTCGAGCAGCGCGGCCATCGGTTCTTTCTTCAGCGAGCGCGTACCGATGGTGTATTCGACGGTGGCGCCGCCACTGATGCGCGCGGCGATCTCGGTGTCGATCGCTTTCAGGATCTGTTCGTTGGGGCTGCTGCCGTCGTACACGGCGCCGGTGATGCCGGCCAGGTTGGGCTTGACCAGCAGCGTGCCCTGGCCAGCGGTGAGGCGCACGCCTGTCTTGCTGGCGTAGGCCGACCAGAACCACTTCGCTGGCGCGGCGCCGGTGTTGAACGCGGCGGTCTGCACGGTGGTCAACGTGAACTGCCAGCCGGTACCGGACGCGGTGCCGGTGAGGTCGACCTGCGCAGACGCGATCGGGCCACGAAAGCTGTAGGCCAGCGCGTAGCTGCTGGAATCGACGCTGGCGCCCAGCGGATCGCCGAAGGGCAGGTCGAGCCAGCTGGCGCTGTCGCCGGCGGTGAGGCTTGCAGGTGCGCGCATGTCTTACCAGTTGTTGACCGAGAAGCCGCCGCCGGTGCGCGCGGCCCCACCCCGCCGCGCCTTCTTTGCGGGCGCGGCGAGGGTCTGTGGCTTCGGCGGGGGGTTATGGGTTGGCGCAGATGTCTGCGCGGCGGCGGTGGCGATGACGATGGCGGGCGCCTGGTCATCGTCGGTGTCTTCACGGTTGGCGGGCACGTCGACCACGCTCTGGTCGTGCGTGCTGTCCAGCAGCTGGCGCTGGTGCAGCCGCTGTTCGATAGCAGCCCAGTGGATGGCGCGCATCAGGTTCGTCTTGAGGCTGCGTGCCGCGTGCAGCGCATAGACCTCGCAGTCCAGCGCCTCATTGCGCACGCCGGCCAGCTTCTGCCAGGCCTTGCGGTAGCGGTTCGTGCGGCTGGGCGCCTTCACTTCGCTGACCAGCTGTTCCCAGTAGTCGGGCCGCACGCCGGCGTACCAGTGCAACGTGCCGGGGCCAGTGCCCTGCAGCTTCAGCCGGTTGTCCAGGATCAGGTCTTTGGCGCGCGTGGTGCCAACGATGAAGGTGTCCAGGCCGAAGCGCGCCGGCTTGTTGCGGCGGCCCACGTCGACCTTCTTCGGAGTGCTGAAGATCTCGCGCCGGTCGTCGGTCTGTTCGGCCGCACCCTTGACCACCATGTAGCCCAGCGCGCGGCGCGGCCGCACGTAGGCGTGCACGATCTCAGTGCGGTTGCCGTCCGAACCGTCGATCGACACACCACGCACGCGCAAGGTGGCGCCGCTGGCGTGGGGGAAGTCTCGGCCCAGCAGCGCGTCGAGGTCGACCCAGGCGCCCTTGGAGGCGTCAAGCGTGCTGCCGAAGATCTCGCCCCAGTACACCAGCCAGCTTTCTTCGCCCACGCCCCACGCGCGGATGACGATGGCCAGGCGGTCGTGCTGCACGTCGACGCCGGCCGTGAGCAGCATGCCGCCCCACGGCACGCTGCACTCTTCGTAGGCCTCGGCTCGGGTGGACAGCGCATCGGCGCGCGGCGTGTCGGTCTGGTATTCCCAGGGCAGGCCCAGGGTGCTGTTCCAGAACGCGATCTTCGCGCCCATCTCGCCGGTGGCGGCTTCGTGTTCGGCCGTCAGAAACTTCTCGACCAGGCGCGTGAGCGTGCTGTCGGGAAAGCTGCTGTACAGCTCGTTCAAGTAGAAGCCGGCCACGCCGTGGAAGTCGGCTGCGCTCTTCCAGCCGAAGCCCAGCTCTTCGGCCTTGCGCACGTTGCGATTCTTTTGGGCGTCGCCCCAGACGCTGCCGCAGTGCGGGCAGCAGTAGTGCGCGGTCTCGGGCCGGTGGTGGCCGAACACAGCGTGCGGCGCGCCGCTGCCGTCGCTGCGGTCCCAGTGCACGTTGTCCCAGTTCAGCACGTGGGGTTCGTTGCAGTCGTGGCACGGCACCCAGTAGCTGCGCTGGTCCGAGGCCTGCATCTCTTGCGCGATGGCGCTGATGCCGGCCACCGTGGGCGTGCCGCCGATGAGGATCTTGCTGTCGTGGAACGACTTGACGCGCTCTTCGGCCAGCTTGATCGAATCGCCTTGGCCCTTGATGTTCAGGTTGCAGTCGTCGGGCTCTTCGACGCACACGCGCTTGATGGGCGTGCTCTTCACGCCGTCGGTGCTGTTCGAGCCGAACATCATCAGGAAGCCGCCGGGGAACTGCTTCAGGTCTTGCTTGTTGTCGGCCGAACGTGACTTCAGATTGACCAGCGAACGCAGCACCGGCGTGGCCGTGATCATGGGTTCCAGCTTCAGCTCAGCGTACTTCTTGTACGTGGCCTCACGGGGAAACATGATTGCCATGGATGAAGGGTCGGTGTGCATCACGTAGCCGATGTAGTTGTTCATCACGCCGTCGGTCCAGCCGATCTGCGCGCTCTTCTGGCACACGATCTTGCGTGTGCGCTTGTCGTTGATCGCTTCCAGGATGCCGCGCAGAAAGGGCGTGATCTGGAAGCTGAAGCGCCCGGGCAGCGCGGTGTTTTCAGACAGGCGGCGATGACGCTCAGCCCAGTGCGCCACTGAGATTCGCGGCGGCGGCGCCAGGCGCGCCAACGCTTCGCGCAGGATCTGCCGAAGCACCTGGTGCTGCGTCAGCGGAATCGTCGCCTGGGTCATAGCCGGAAAGCTTGGTGAGGAACTCGTCGAAGGTTTCAGAAATCAGGTCGCGCTTGGCTTCAACGCCTTCGGTGTGCTGCAGCAGCTGCGCCAGGCGGTTCACTTCAGATCGCAGGAAGGCCCGGGCCGCGCCGACCATCGCCACCCACATGGGCTCGACCTTGTCGGCCTGGACCAGCACGCCGCGCTTCTCCTGCAGACGAAGCTCGATCTCTTCGGACTGCAGGCGGGCCAGGCGGTCGCGCGGGGTTTCGCTTTGCGTCTTGCCGACTTCGCGGTCGACGTACCAACCGATGCAGGCTTCGCTTTCGTACTCACTCGGCACGCCGGGCCCACCGCGCAGCGCGATTGGCAGGCCTTGCTCCTGCCATTCCACGATGGTCTTCGGGGCCACGC